TCCTGGAACAGGTTTAACGACAGGTAACTCTTACGGTGACGTGATCGCCTACTGCTTTAGCAGCGTTGAAGGCTATAGCAAGTTCGGCAGCTACACAGGCAACGCAGTGAGTGGCGACGGAGGTCCGTTTGTTCACCTTAATTTTAGGCCGACATGGGTTTTAATTAAAAGCTCCACTGTTGCGACTAGCTGGTATTTATTTGACGACACTAGGGGATCAATTCAAACACAAGGCAGTGATGCCCAAGTGTTATTCCCAGACACCGCAGCCGCAGAAGATGCAAATGGAGGGCAAGGCATAGATTTTCTTTCTAATGGTTTTAAAGTCCGCGCCGCAAATGGTTATGGACTTAATAATTCAGCTACTTACATCTACATGGCATTTGCTGAGAATCCTTTCAAGTACGCTAACGCACGCTAAAATTTAACTATGGCTTATTTACTGAACGGTCAACCTCTTGCTGTTGGCAGGCAATTTAAAGATGCAGAAGGTCGCCAGTATCCAGCGAACTGGCTTCAATTAAGCACCATAGCTGATAGGGCTCGTGCTGGAATTACTGAGGTAGCTGACCCTGAATCGTATGACCAGCGTTTTTATTGGGGTGTTGGCAACCCCAAGGCGCTTGAGGATGTCAACGCTGTAGACGAAAACAACGATCCAGTCTTGGATGCTGATGGCAATCAACTTGTCACCAGAGGCCTGAAGTCTTTGTGGGTAGCCAAGCAGAAAGAGATCGCTGCCAATTTGCTTGCACCGACTGATTGGTATGTTACTCGCAAAGCAGAAGATAGCACTTCTGAAATTCCTTCAGCAGTAAGTACTTATCGCTCTGCTGTACGCACCGTCTGCGGAACACGAGAGGGTGAGATTAATGCGTGTACGACAACTGCTGAACTTGCAGCATTGTTAACCAATCCTGCAAAGGTCCCAAATGAAGAGCTCCCAAATGCAGAGAGTGTCTTTGTCGCAAACACTGATCCTTTCATTACTCCTTGGCCCGAGAAAGCCTGACTGAAAGAGTCTTTCGATTACAATTAAAATATCTAGAGACGTAAAACCGTGTACATTGGTCGAGGCGTAGCCAGAGGACAGAATCGAGAAATCGATGATATTTCAAGCTCCTTTAATGGAACTTTAGTTGATTTTAATTTGAGAGTCAGTGGTATTGCGGTTTATCCCGCAAGCACTAATCAACTGTTTGTATCTGTTGGTGGTGTGCTTCAAAACCCCAGCACTGATTACACGGTGTCCGGTGACCAGATTACTTTCACCACTGCACCGACCAATGGCTTGACTTTCTTCGCCATTATGCAGGGCGATGCGGTTGACATCAATACACCTGCCGATGGTACGGTCACCGAGGCGAAATTGGCTTCGAACTTCACTGGTGCTACCGGTGGCGCAGGTAATCACGTTTTCTTTTTAAATGAGCAAAACGTTGATACTGACTTCACTATTCCTACGAACCGGAATGCAATGAGTGCAGGACCAATTACAATTGATTCAGGAATCACGGTCACTATTCCGTCTTCCTCTTCATGGGTGGTGATCTGAGGTAAGTTATGGCAATTACTATTAGCGGAACAGACGGTATTACACCACTTAAAGCCACAAATGGAACAGCTGCAGCACCAAGTGTAACGGGAGCAGATACTGACACTGGTTTGTTTTTTGGCACGAATGAAGTTAACATTGCCACAGCCGGAACTGCTCGTGTAAAGGTTGATAGTTCAGGAGATTTAGAGGTTCAAAAAAGCAGTACTCCTGTCATTAGATTAAATCAAAACGATACTTTTTTCGCACCAATCAAGCTGGCTGGTAATGATTTAGAGATTCGCGGTAGTTCTGGTCAGATTGAGTTTTATACAGGTGCTGCAGATGGTGAATCAAGTACTGAGCGGATGAGGATTTCAGATGCTGGTAGCGTGCGCATCGGCAAAACTGGCAGTCTTTTAGCAGATGCAGGACACGTTTTTGACGCTAACGGTACGACCAACCATACACGTTCGGGCGGAGCCGTTGTTTCAATAAATAGAACCAGTAATGATGGAACTCTGATTGATTTTTATCAGGACACTAGCGTTGAAGGCAACATCACTGTTTCTGGTAGCACCGTCTCTTACAATGGTGCTCACCTCACTCGCTGGTCACAACTTGCAGGCGGTGCAGAACGCATTGAAATTTTGCGTGGTTCTGTGCTGAGCAACCTTGATGAGATGTGCGAATGGGGCGAAGAGGACAACGAACAGCTGAACCGCATGAAGATCAGCAATGTTGAAGGCGATGTCAACGTGGCAGGCGTTTTCCAAGCCTGGGACGATGACGATGACACCTATACCAACGATTTCTACTGCGCGATGACGGGTGACTTCATCATCCGCATTGCTCAGGGCACAACCGTTGCACGCGGCGATCTGCTGATGTCTGCTGGTGATGGAACGGCAAAACCACAGGATGATGACATCGTGCGCTCCAAGACTATTGCCAAGGTGACTAGCACCACTGTTAGCTGCACTTATGATGATGGTAGCTATTGCGTGCCGTGTGTTCTCATGGCTTGCTGAGGTTTAATCAATGACACTAAGACTCAACGGAAGCAGCTCAGGCTTTACTGAGATCGATGCACCAGCTGCAGCTGGTAGTAATACCCTTACATTGCCGACAGGTAATGGTAGTGCTGGTCAAGTGCTATCCACCAATGGTTCCGGGGTTTTAAGTTTTGTCAACGCAATTACCGAGGTTGATCTTTGGTATTTGACTGCAGATAAAACAAGTGATGGCGATTTGACTAGCGTGTCAAGAAATGATCACGAAGGTAATACTCAAATTGGAACTGGGATGTCAGTTTCAAGCGGTGTTTTTACTTTTCCCAATACGGGTAAATGGTTGATAATTTGTAAAGGACATTTCGTTGCCAATAATTCTGACAGTTGTACCATTAGCGTCAATGTAACTTTGAACAATTCTTCCTTTAATAAGGTAGTAGATGTTACTGATGGCAATAACGGCACAGGAGCCAGGACGGGTGCTGACGCGGGCTTTTATTTTTTAGATGTCACCGATACATCGCAAGTCAAGGTAAAATTTACCGCAGGCTCACTGAGTAGTGGTAGCCAAGTGAACGGAAACACAGCTTTTATAGAAACACACTTCATGTTTATCCGCTTAGGTGACACCTGATGAGTACCACTGAAATGCAGGATAAATAAAACAACTTATAATAAAACTAACGAGAGGTAACTGATGTCGACGCTCAAGGTAACGAATATCGAATCACCGAGTGGCGGCGGTGTTAATGCCAAGATTACGGATATTAACGGTGGTCAACTGAGTAATCGCAACCTGATTATCAATGGTGCGATGCAAGTGGCTCAGAAAGCGACACAGAAAACGGGAGTTACAACCAGTGGTATTTACACCGTTGATCGATTTGGTATTTTGCTAAGTAGTTTAGGTACTTGGACTCTCGATCAATCTACAGATGCGCCTAATGGGTTTTCAAATAGCTTTAAAGCAACTTGTACGACTGCAGACTCAAGCCCTGCAGCTTCTGATCACGCTTATTTTAGACATAGAATTGAAGCCCAGAATTTGCAAGGGTTAGGGTTTGGCTCATCTGCAGCTCAATCTACAACGATCTCATTTTATGTGAAGTCAAACAAAACAGGAAACGCAAGTTTTAATGTTTTGCAGCCCGATTCTTCATTTAAGATGGTGGGGTACCAGTATTCAATTTCAGCTGCAAATACTTGGGAGTACAAGACAATCACAATTCCTGGTGATACGAGCGGCACGATAAATAATGATAATGGCAACGGCCTGCAGCTTGAGTGGTGGTTTAATTCAGGGTCTGATTGGAACAGTGGCAATCATCAAGCAACTTGGACGGCTAACGTTTCTGCCAATCGGAATCCTTCAAACCTCGGCGTTGGAGGTGCAACTTCTGATAACTTTTCGATTGCTGGCGTTCAGCTAGAAGTTGGCGGAGTCGCCACAGCATTTGAGCACAGAAGCTTTGGCGATGAGCTTGCTAGATGTCAGCGGTATTTCCAACTAGGTGATCATGCTGTTGGTAGGACGACTAGCGCAAGTAATTTCGAATTGCTTTACGCTTTTCCAGTCGATATGCGAACCGGCCCAACCGCTGCTTTGGAAACAAACACGACAGGGGTGGCGCAGCTTGGTCGATCGGCAGTTGCTATAAACAGCTTGAACAATCATTGGTACAACAGTGTTCAGTCAGGAGGAATTGCCGGAACTTCAGCCGACACTGGCATGACGACTAACATAGTAGCCGTAGGCCATCAACGAGGCGCAATTTCTTTCTCCGCAGAGCTTTGAATATGAACTATCAACTTTTGCCTGACATTCACGGCACAGAATCACAATCCATCAAAGGAGTCACCGATTCAGGGCGACAACTGTTAATTCCTAAAAACCCCGACAACGCTGATTATCAGGAATACCTTGAGTGGGTTGCTGAAGGTAATACGCCTCTCCCTGCTGATTCTGAAGAATGATTCTCAAAATCCTTGTTACAGTCACAGCTCTTCTTGCTTTGGCACCAAACCTGCTGATCGGCTATCTGTACCTGAACAAGGATAAGATCATCGAGCAGCAGAAAGAAGCTCTGATCAAAAGCATCAGTGGGCAGCTGACTAATCAGCTTGGTAAGCAGACTGAGGCTTTGACCGGAAATATGGATTCGATGTTCACCGATAAGGTGAAGCCAGAGATGCAGCTTCAACATCAAGGACAGCTTGATGCATTACCGAAGCAGACTGGACCCGCTATCCCAATGGGGTGATGCCTGATATACCTAACATAGGTATTAGAGGTATTCAGTCTGTAAAAATCCACAGCTGGCTGATACAACCTCCTGTTGTAAACGCGATTGAGGTACCAGTAACTGTCAACATCGGTACGCCTGTCGTGCTTCTACCCGGTTGTGTCACAAGTCATCCGCTATCAAATAAATCAAAAACAATTGCAGAAGATGATCCGAGAGGCGTGAAAACATATTGTGATGCGAACGCACCTAGCTTCACACCACTTGATTACACTCCAGAAGATTTAATTTATACATCTGAAACTCCAGCTCCGGCATACAAGCCAGAAGCCCCAGAGCTACCATCGACGCCAGAAATACCCACAAATCTTCCCAAAACGACAGAACCTAGCGCCGAGCAAAATGAGGAAGCACCCAAAAAACCAGTCGAGGCTGCATCCGAGACCATCACCACACAACCAGTCGAAGCTAAGGCAACACTGACAGACTTTCTGCCGAGTCCTCAGCAAGTGACCACAACAGCTTCTATTGCTGTTGTTGCGACCTCAGCGGCCCTCCTAGCAAAGCCGCTTGCCGACTTGCTTCTAAAGCTGGTGAAACCTGCTGTGAAGAAGGCCCAGAAGAAATTGTTTGGCGTATTTGGGAAGAAGACGAAGGTTGAATCGGTACGTGAGCGTGTCCTTGCCCAGCGTGATCGGAACCGGGCTCTTCTCCAGCTGAGAAGGTCCCTACAGAAATAGGATGCACATGTGGAGCAACACTCTCATTGGGCATTTTGACCACAATGTCCGCACAAATCCGTGCGAAATCAGAACCTGGTCGGAAAGTAATACCAGCTTTTGCGAGTTCTCCGCAATTTTTTAGCCTGGCAATCTCAAAATCCAATCTCCGATTTGCCAATAGCTGTTCCTGAATTGCTATTTGAGCATCAGCTGCACGCTTACATCTCCTCTGAAGCCCCTGGTCAAGGGGTATTGATAAGGTAGCTGACAAACCTCCGTTCCAACTAAAGTTATTTTTTTGACCAGTTCTTATAGGTTTGTGGTATAAAATTTTTCCTGGATTATCTAAAACTCCATCGTTATTTAGGTCGCTCGTGTCATAAACGGGATCGTTGTAATAATCTTCAAATGGCTGTTGATATGAGCCAGTTCTTGTCATAAATGGCGTCACGTTTAACGTGGGACCTTGGCATTGAATACCTGCGCCATATGTATTAGTTATATAAGGACCTTGTAAAACCTGTATAGCTTGATTTGTTACACTCCCACTACTATTTGCAATAGGGTTAGCAGTAGCACTAACGCCACCGACATCACCAGCCAACGAAGGATTAGCAAATAAAGAAAGTACACCTACTGTGAGAAGATGGATGTACTTTCCGTGACGCTTCTTATTTCGGTGGTCCTGTTTATAATCGTGTGATTTGAAAGCCCCGGAGCCTGCAGTGTCTCCGTGAATTGAAATCCTTTCGTGTTGTCGACGATCGCCCAGCTTGGCTTGTTGGCAGCATCGAGTGTTGTCCATGTGCTGGTCACGCCATTGATGGTATT